GACAATGTAGTTCTGTGTCCAAACGCCGTCAACTAGCAGTGCTGGGCCATGCTCACGGGTCTGCGTTGCAGAGTCAAAATAAGGCGGCGTAACCAACTTTAGCTGATGTACGCCAAAATGCGCGACCTGTTCGGGCGTCAGCTTGGCTACTCGGCAAAAATTGTTTTCGTCCCAAACCGTTGGCTCAACATCGTGAATGTGGCGGACGAACGTGTCGCCGTCAGCTTGGACATAGAAAAGGTTCATCCCTCTGCTTCCTTTGCTTTTCGTTTAGCGGTCGCACGCGCGACGGCGGCTGCGTATGCGTCGGCGTCGTCAATTTGTGCTTTTAATGCTTCTACAACACCCATGACGTTGTTCATCTGTTTGCGTGTGGCGTCCAAACGCTCCGCTACGTTAGCTGCAAACTCGTTGTCTGTGGCGTTTGCCAACAGATGCTCAAAGTTTTTAAGGTCAAAATCATAATGAAAATACTCTACCTCGCGGGCGTACATTGCATCCGCAAGGGTGTTGTATTTATATTCAGATGGAAGTTGTTCGTATTGCATAAATACTTTCTATTAGTAATTTACAGTAAACGCTACGCCGTAGCTATCAATGCTGGGCGGCGTTGTCGGAGCAGTAAATTTAGTGCCGAAGCCAGAACCGGACCAAGGATACGCAGATATATAAGGATAAGTGGTGTGCGCTACAGCAATAGAATTGCCAGTAGGGTTAAACGCTACACTATAACCGTTGCCAGATGGCACCGATGCTGGGTTGGCGTATTTAGTACCAAATCCGCTGACGCTCCAAGGGTAAACAGTAATATAAGGGCTTCCGTCATGCGCTACAGCAATAGCATCGCCAGCGGGGCTAAACGTTACGCCGCGTCCAGTACCAGACGGTAGCGTAGCTGGATCAGCAAACTTAGTCCCAAAACCAGCGCCGCTCCAAGCATAAGCAGTGACGTATGGTGAGGTGGTGTGGGCTACAGCTACCGCATTGCCCGCAGGGCTAAACGCTACACCGTTACCCGTACCCGTCGGCAGCGTTGCTGGGTTGGTGTATTTAGTGCCAAACCCGCTGGCGCTCCAAGGGTATGCTGTAATATAAGGTGAAGTACTATGCGTTACTGCAATGGCATTGCCGGATGGGCTAAACGCTACGCCGGTACCGTTGCCCGTCGGCAGCGTTGCAGGGTTTGCGTATTTAGCGCCGTACCCTGTTGGCCCCCACGGATAGGCGGTAATATAAGGTGTTGTGCCGTGCGCCACCGCAATAGCATCGCCAGCAGGGCTAAAGGCTACATTAAGACCTGTCCCCCCCACTGCTGTAGCGGGGTTAGCAAATCTAGACCCCGCTCCGCTTCTACTCCAAGAATATGCACTGATATAAGGAGGACTTGTGTCGGCTACAGCTACCGCATTGCCCGCAGGGCTAAACGCAACTCCGGTACCGGAAGAAATTCCGGATACGCTTGCGTACCTAGTGCCAAACCCAGTGGCTGTCCAAGGGTATATATTTAAACCGGGCGAGCTGGTTTCTGACACAGCTATAGACTGCGAAGGGGCAGCGCCGGTCTGGTATAAATAGTTAGCCATCCACTTTGTTGCGGTAACTTTAATACACATTAGCGTGTTGTTTGCGGGGACAGGGATTGTGCCTGTTGTGCCGTCACCAAATACCAGCGTGTCGCTGTTTATCGCTACGTTGACCAGACCCGCGCCATTTTCAACTGTCATTAGCACAACAGTGCCAAGAATATATGGGACAGTCGCGTTTGAAGGTATAGTGTATGTACGAGTTACGCCATCGCTTGCAGGGTGAAAAATCTGCTTACCCGCATCACCAAGCACAAGCGTATAGTTTGCTGACTGGATATTTTGCGGGTATCCAACAGTACTTACGCTTGCCGTTGTCTGCGTTGTGCCGTCAGGAAACCTAAATCCGCCAGTAGTACTTTCTATTAAGCCTGCTACAGACAAGGGGTTAGCTGGCGTTGTAGTACCAATCCCAACATTGCCCCCAGCAGTTACCGCAATTGGCAATTCCTGTACTACGCCGTCGCCGGACGTATCTCGGCCAAGAACCTTGCCGGCACCCGCCGTCAATACGTGTTCTTGGTTCCAATTGGACGGTTGGATAACCGTTGCATCGCCGCTGTCAGTTTTAGCGGACTGAAAGGTGTGCTTAAGACTTACGGCCATTACATTGGTCCTTCAGGCATCATGGGTGGTTGCTGTGGCATTTCGCCCATATCTTCCATACCGCCCATTTCTGGCATTGGTTGCTGTTGAAGCATTTCTTCGCCCATTTCAGGGTTTTCACGCATTTCTAAAGACGGCCCGATTAAGTCGCCAGTGTCAAGCGCGCCTGCAATAGTACCCATGACAATATCCTGAATTTGCTCCGGAGTCATGCTATTTTGTACCGCAGTAATGCGTTTTGTTTCGGCGTCGTAGGCGTCTACTTGCGCTTTATATTCCTTAATGTCTACTTCGCGCTGCTCAACGCTGTTTTGGATGTTTTCAATGATGTCCGACAGGTTGTTCAGTTCCTGCGCCATTGCCTCCATTTGCTGTTGCGCGGCGGCTATTTCAGGCGACTGATCGCCTTCTTCCAACACCTTTGGATCAAGAATTTTCTTAAATCGTGCGGCCATTTCCTGCGCGCCCGGCCAATCCATGTTTTTAATGAACAAATCGCCTGCAACAGCCCAAAGTTGTGGGTTAGTCTGCAAAATCTGGCTCATAGCGTCCAGCGCCTCTTGGCGCTTAGTCATGTAGCCGGGGCCAGTTGTGACCATAACGTCGTATGTGCCAACGCCGGGGTTGTAGATTTTTTCGATCAACCCGCCAGTTTCCATGTCACGCACTTCTTTGACAGGTTCGGGCTGCATTGGGTTAAATTTAACCATGCTAACGTCGCCTTCAGCGCCAATAATGCGTGCGATACGTTGCGTGTCGTAAATTTTAGGGATCATATCGACAACTTGGCGTGTGATGTGACGGATCGCACGGGCAAGGTTGTCAACGTAGTGATACGTACCGACATCGCCTTGCTTTTCGCGCGCGATGATAGCTTTTGCAGACCGTTCGTTGCCTTGCTGGCCCAATGAGGAGTCGTATTGGCCTGTTGTGGCCTTAATATCCTCTCCAGCGCCCATTTTAGCCTGTATAAGACCTGTTTGGGGTAAAGGTGGCTGCGCGCGTTGTGGCAGCGGTAGAACGCCCCCAGCGCCGTCTGTAACGTCAGGGTTAACTTCCAAATACGGCCAGTTGGTCGTGTTGGCAGTCTTCCATTGCTGTTCGTAGCCTTCAAATTGGCCGCCGTAGCCGATAAACGGCGCTTTAGGCGCCAAAGCGAGCATTTCTGCCTCTTGGCTAGTCCAATAGTTGTACATCCGCTGGGCGTCCTTGGCGTTACGCACAAGGCCAGAGATGTACATACGACCTTCGACTTCCCATTCGTTGCCGATAACGCGCACGACAGGAATCCATTTGCCGACCCATTCACGCTCGTCGAGAATGTCAAAACCGTTGGTTTTCATCCACATGACTTTTTGGCGATCTACTTCGCGTGTGCGAATAGGTTTGCCAAACATAGCCCGCAAATTGGCGTCTTGGGGTGTGCCTTTGAAAGCTGTTTGGTTGTCCGGATACAAATGCAGCGTAGCTTTTTCGTAATCTTTGTAGAAATATTCGGCAATCCGAATAGTATCTTCGGCCAACCACTGCGCCATGCTTTCGTTACCAACGCCCTGCGACATAATAGTCGAAACAGGCGATGCGTCTGGAAACATACGCTCGTAATCGGATTTTAGGATGTCTTCAGTAACAAAACACCATTCAGCGTCTGCGCCACATGGGTCTTGAATTGTAGGGTCCATGTAAACGCTAAACGAGTTACGGACGCGCGTAATGCGGATGTCTTGGTCGAAACTGTCTTCGTTGCAATACTCAGTTATCAGGCGAATATAGCCTTCGCCGTAAGTGACTTGGTTGTCGCAGGCGGTGTCATACGCAACGTCGGCGTCTGACATATATTCAATATGGCGCATAACGCCGTTAAAAATCTCTGCAACTTCTACGTCAGCGTTATCATCGGCAGGTATTACCTTGCCGCTAGGCCGATTTTGACGCTGTTCGTTCGTAACTTGACGGACGTGTTGCGGTAATTTGTTAATTGTCAAGCATGGACGTGCGTTAATTGTCTGCCCTTGCACACTTCCGCGCGTTGACAGCACGTCGGCAGGCCATTGCCACTGGTTATCTGGCGATCCAGCCATAAACCGTAGGTCGTCCAGTTCATCTTCGCGGCTGTCAGAGTACGCAGCTTGCGCCATTTGCAGGCGCGACCGCATGGTAGCCATCTTGTCGCCGTCATCACCTGACGTTTTGGGCGGGTTAGAGCCGACGTTGGCGACTTTGCCTGCCGTATTGATGCCTGTAGGGTCGGCCATGTGCTATTTCTTGCCCTTCTTGGCGGCTTCCCGCTTGACGCTGTACGCTATGGCTACAGCCTGTTTGACAGGCTTGCCAGCGTTTACTTCAGCCTTGATGTTCTTTCGAAACGCGGCTTTGCCTGTCGATTTGACGAGAGGCATGATTATTTCTTTTTACCCGTTGGCGTCGGCTTAAACGAAACGGTCGTGCGAATGACTTGCTGTTTAGCAGGCATCTTAACAGGCGCAGTTTTAGCAGGCATTTTAACCGCTGGGCGTCCGCCAGATGCGTTTGTCGTGCCTTCACGCCGCAGAAGCGCTTCTATTTCGCGGTTGCTATTGCGTTTGCTGGCGGGGATAGCGGCGTTTCTTGCCGCGCCTATTTCGCCGGCCAGACTGCCGGCTTTGTAGAGAGCCTTGCTTTTAACGCCGTAAATATCTTTTTTACCCGATGGCATATTACTTACCTTTCTTAGCGGTTTTGGCGCTGTCTTTGAACGCCTTAGCTGTTGGTGCGCCTTTAGCGCCCGGTTTACGCATTTTTTCGCCAGAACCAGCGGCAATCCGCTCTTTCTTGGCGTGAATGTTTGCGTATAGACCTTTTTTGGCCGGCATGGTCAAGACCCCATCCATGATGTAGATATTCCAGAGGAAGAATACGCGCTTGTGCGGCGGTTGTCAACGCGCGACAGACGTGGATCGGTAGATGCTACAGGAAACGCGAACGTGACCGCTATGGCGTCTGCTGCGTCCGGTGAGGCTAGCCCCCGCGCCTTCATGTCTTTCTTGCTTTCGAGGAACAGCGTCCCCTTGCTGTCAGGCTTGGTGCGCGGGCTTATAAGGTCTGTTTTCAAGAACCTATCTGTCGGGATGTGCCCTGTGCGTAGCCAGTCACGCATGGCGCCCCACATCTCTGCGCGCTTGTTGCCCCACATGGTCTGATTCTTAGCTTTGTTGCCGAAGTTCACGCCGCGTATCTTGTACCGTTGTTCTTTGAGCCGGTCTACGACGCCTGCGCCTAGCCCGCCTTCGTCTATGCAGACCAGTGCAGGCTTGAACTGCTCTATGGCGTCGATGACGTGCCCGGCCACTTCCATAGTGTCTGCGCCGCGGTGCCTGCGTAATTCCAAGATGTCACGGCCCTGCCGTATGGCGATGACGGTAGCGTCAGCCCCGAAGCGTGCAGGGTCTACCCCTATGACGATGGGGGCGCTGGCATCTTTTACAGGTGGCCGCTTCATGGCGTCATCCACCAGCGCGCTGCCGATGAACTGATCGTCGCCTTCTGACGGAAAGTTGCCGTAGACTTCGACACTGGCCTGATAGCTTTCAGGCCCATATTCGTCGATAATGCGCTGGTACAGTTT